TGTGTACCGCCTTTAAATGTTATTACACCTCTTTGTTTTTGATCTGTATTTAATTCAACTCTTGTACTTACAGTGTCATCTACAAATGCATCTAGCATAAATCGTTCTTGTCCAGCATATGAAGTATAAAAAGGTACCATAACTCTTATCTTTTTACCATCACTCCAACGGTTAATCCATCTAACCTTAGTAGCTAGAACTTTACATAATGATATAGTTGTCATTCTAATGAAATTATCGTCATAATTATACTCTTTGTCTATATTCATAAAACAATTATTATTTATTTCTATATATAATTTTTACATAATTATATTAATGAAAAGCGATAGAAAATTTATAATAGAAGTTTATGATAAAAATAGGTGATAAAGTTAGAATTGATGAATCTAAAATTATGTTTAAAACTTTTTTAGACTGGGATATAAAATATACTTTTACTATTATAAATTTATATGATAATATTGCATTATTAGATAAAAAGGTATCTAATTCTAATATTTCAAGTAATTCAATAAATGTATGTTATCTAAAAACTTTAAAATCTGAAAGAAAAGAAAAATTATTAAAATTAAATTTATAATTTTATATATATCATAAAAATAGTATTATTATGAAACATCTACAAGGTTTTTACGAACAAACAAATGAGTCTAAAATTACAACAAAAGATACAACTAAATCAGAATTTACCGTTGATACATTAATACAAATAGTAGATGAAGAAGATAAGAATATTGGGCAAGCTAAAATTAAAAAATCATTAAAAACATCTTATCAAGTAAATTATAAAACCAAAAATTATAAAGTTGATAAAAAAGATTTATCTTTAAATACACACGGTCAAATTCAAACTGAATTTAAAAACTTGAAATAATTTATATTATAAAAAATTAAAAAAAGCCTGAAAAGGCTTTTTTTGTTTTAAACCTTTATCACTTTTCATTATATATTAATTGAAATTAAAATTATATATTTATGATTAATGAAATGTTCTGGTATAAATACCAACCAAAAAGTTTAAAAACAATAATTCTATTACCACGAATTAAAGAATTAGTTAAAGATGGATTAGAAACCAATATGATTTTTTATAGTGATAGTGCAGGTACAGGAAAAACAACATTGGCAAAGATATTATGTAAAAATACTGATAATATAGAATATAATGCATCACAAGATACTAGTGTTAATATTTTAAGAGAACAATTACAAAAACATTGTAAAAGTCTAAATCCATTTATGGGTAAAGATGCTCAAAAAACTATATTTTTAGATGAATTTGATGGAGTATCAACAGAATATAAAAAAGCTATAAAAGGATTTTCTGATAGATATCATCACGTTAGATTTATATTAACAACAAATTTTATACAAGAAATTGATGATAAAATCATCTCTAGATTTATTAAAGTTGATTTTACTCCAAAAAATAAAGAAGAAATAGATTACTTACAATCTATGTATCTTAAATATCTAAAAGCTATTGCCACTAAGGTTAAAATGAGTATAACTGATGAGGAAATTAAGAAAATTATAATGCTAAGTTTTCCTGATTTAAGAAGCGCCACACAAAAATTACAAGAAGTTTATATAACTAAAAATACTGAACAATTTAAATCTATAAGTTCATCTGGTTATAATGATATTTTTGAATTCGTCATGGACGGCAGAAATAATATTGAAGATAATTATAATTATGTTATTAACAATTTTCAAGATAATCCAATAGAATTAATGAAAGCATTAGGTAGACCATTATTTAACAGATTGATAAGTATTGATAATACAAATTTAATAAAACAAGGAGCATCTCTTGTAAATCTACAAAGGTCTTACAATGAGAAATATAATGATACAATTGATCCTATAATACATCTTATATCATATATAACTGATATAAAAGAGGTTTTAAAAAAATAATCAATTAAAATGAGTAAAAATTGGCTTACTGATTATACTAATTATTTCAATACAATATGTGTATCTGATGATGCATCTTCTGGTATAACATCTTTTTCTGATGATGCATCTTCTGGTATAACATCTTTTTCAGACAGTTTTTCAAATTGTAATTCGTTTAGTTCTATATCTTTTCCTTTAATCAGAAGAGTACAGGCAACAACATTAGGTGGCGGAGGTTGGATAAAATCAGAAAAACAAAAATTAAAAGAAGATAGAATCAATAAAATCAATAAAATTAAAGGAAAAAAGTTTGATACAATTTTACCTAATGATAAATTTATTGATGGACTAATTTCTGTTATACCAATGTCAATGCCAAGTCCAACATTATTTTATTTTGATTATTGCTATTCCTATACAGGAAATACATTACAAGATTGTAAATGTAAAGCATTAGAAGACATAAAATTAACAAAACGATATATTGGATATACAATATCACTACAATATAATAATAAAAGTACTGAATATTGGTTTCAAAACGGAGTAGAAGATAACGATTTAGTATGTAAATCTAAAAAATCAGTATTACAAAAAATCAGGAAAGATAAACTGAATAGAATACATAAAATTAAATATATAGAATAAAAAAATAATAACATAAAATGGATGATATTAAAATTATTAAAGAAAAAACAATAAATGATTATATTTATAATAATATTGATTTGACACACGCTGGTTCAATTGATATCAGAAAAGGTTTAAAAAATATATTAGGAGAAGAACCTGCGGTTAAATTTAACTATAAACAAAATATGAAAATTAATGAAACTGGTAAAGTTGAAAGATTACCAAATGAATTAGAATCTATTGAAATTTATTATACTTATATTGGATCTGATAATAATCCACATGCTAGTCATATGAAATATATTGTAAGCTAAATATGACAGTAGAACAATTAATTAATGAACTAAAAAAATTAGATAAAGATAAAATTGTTATTTTAACTGATCCTGATGGTATTGGATGGGATAATATTGGTAGAATAATTGATGAAAAATGTCAAGTTAAGATTACTATGGATGGTAATGGCTTATTTCAAGAATCATAAATTATTTATAATTGATAAAAAATCATCATATTTTTTATCAATTATAAACAAAAAATTATAACCTTGCTCTAATACAGATTTCTGTTTAACTAAATTTAAGTCTTTATGTAATTCATAAGTATACCAGGATTTAACTTCAATTATCAAATTAAATTTTTTTAGATAATAATCTGAGAAGTAAATTTTTTCTTTATTGTTATACTTAAATTTTATAGTTTTACCTCTAACAACATCTATTTTTAATTTATCACAAAAATTCAAAAAATCTTTTTCATAAGATCCTTGATACTTAATTCCAGACTCATGAATTTTCATTTTAGGAAATTGTTTTTTATGAATTTCTAAATTTTGTGAAGGATAATCAACACCATATTTCTCATTACACGTTATTTTTGACTTTATTTTATAATCATCAGTAGAAAAATAAGATTCTTTTCCATATTTTTTAAGACAAGTTTTTTTAATTTTATCTTGACTTTCTTTAGTTTGTGTATAAAATTCAACTCCATATTTTTCTTTATTATTCAAATTTCTAGTTTTTAAAACTTCCTTAGATTGTGTTGGCCATTCTACTCCATTATTTATCAAACAAGTTTTTTTGGATTTTTCTCTATTTGTAAATTTTTCATTACCATATTTCTCTTTTTTAGTTTCTTTTGAAATATCTTTTATTTTTTCAGACTGAAATACATTTTCAACACCCCAATTTTTTATATTAGTTTCCTTTTTCTTTTCTTTTATTTTTTCTGATTGTGAAACATTTTCAACTCCATATTTTTCTAAATTAGTTTTTTTAGTTCTAATTGATTTACAATTAGTACAACAATATAAATTATTATTTCTATCACAATTTTGATTATAATAAGAATTTTTCATTTCTTTTTCGTCTCCACAAATATCACATTTTGTATTAATTATAACTTCACTATATCTAAATAACTCGTTTATTTTAATTTCTATAATATCATTTTTTCTTACATTATATCCTAACTCATTAAAATGCTTAAAATTATAACTATTTATTTTTACGTTTACTTTGTTTGTTAATATCATATTTTTAATTTTTTTTATAATTACCATCAATTAAAAAGTATATATAAATAATTACTGTTTCTATATTAAACAAATCAATAAAAACACAATATAAAAAATAAAATAAAAACACAAATATATGATTAACATGAATATAATTCTGGATGGAAATTACATTTTGTATCGTGCAGTTTTCATTTTATGGAAATTAAAAACACTTTACGGTGATTTAGAAACATTATTACTAAATGATTACAACAATATAACAAATGCATATCCTTTTCAGTTAATTTATTTTATATCTGATAGTAAAAAAAATTGGAGAAAAAATATATATCCTGAATATAAAGGAAAAAGGAAAAAAGATGATGAAATAGATTGGGAATTTGTTTTTGATACATTTGATAAATTCAAAGAAAATATCAAGAGAAGACACAATTGTTTACTATATCAAATTGAGCCTTTTGAAGGAGATGATATTATAGCTCATATTGTAACAGAAACAAATAAAGAAGGGGGTTCTAATTTAATACTTTCAAATGATGGTGACCTTCATCAATTATTAAAATTTAGTACAACTAATAATTATATCAATATGATATATAATTATAAATTTCAAGACGAAAAATTATATATGCCTGAAAATTATAGTATTTTCATGAAGTATATTGAAGATACAACAGATGGCGATATTTTTGATCTGAATGATGATATAAATTTTTCTAATTATATTGATAAAATAACAAGTAAGGCTAAAGTTATATCTGTTAATCCAGAAGAATCATATTTCAGAAAAGTGGTAGCTGGCGATGTTGGTGATAATATATTAAGTGTTGTTAAATTTACAAAGGATACTAAAGGTATTGGTGTAACTGGTTCAGGTCATGTATATAATATGTATAAAACTAGATTTCCAAATGATATAGACTTTGACTCTGATGATTTTATACAGAATCTTTGTGATATTCTATTTATTTATAGAAAACATAAAGAAGAGGATTTCAAAGATAGAGTTGTTGAGAGAATTAAGTTTTCAAGAATATTAACAAGACTAGATGGTAAATACTTACCCACTGGTTACCAACAAATATTATTTGATACTATAAAAATATAAAAACTGATATGAAAAACAAATTTAAAGAAAAAAAATCAACAAAATCTAAATTAATTAGAGTAATATCTAAAAAATTTTTAGTGAATTATTTATTTAGTTCAAATGATAATTTAGAAGAAAAATTTCAAGAAGAATTAGATAAATATTTGAAATTTGAAACATCTGTTTGTCGTGTAGATTCAATGAAAAATGAAAGAGGCGCAACTTATATTGATGTATATTTTGAAGATGATGCTAATGTTAAAAAAGGTATTGCATTTACTATAATTCCTAACTCAGATGAATATAAGGTCCAAAATTTATAATATAACTGATCTACAAGAAAAAATACATTATTGGAGATCTTTAAATAAAAAAATAGTATTTACTAATGGCTGTTTTGACATTTTACATCGTGGACATGTTGAATATTTAAATAAATCAAAAGAATTAGGTGATATTCTTATTGTCGGATTAAATTCTGATGATTCAGTAAAAAGTATAAAAGGACCTAACAGGCCAATTAATGATCAAGAGTCTAGATCAATAGTTTTAGCGTCTTTATTTTTTGTTGATGCGGTTATATACTTTAAAGAAGATACGCCTTTAAATCTAATAGGAAGTATCAACCCTGACATATTAGTAAAAGGTAAGGATTATAAGGAAGAAGATATAATTGGTTATGATATTGTAAAATCTAATGGAGGTAAAATAATAACAATAGATTTAGTTGAAGGTTATTCAACAAGTAATATTATTGGTAAACTTTAATTTTCTTTGTTCCGTTTTGGAAATTTTTACTCCAAACAATTCTGGTTTTATCGTCTTTAAAATCATCAAAGGCGAACCAACCTTTTTTCTTTTTACCATCGTTATATCCATCTAAATATGTATTAATAAATCCTTTTGCTTTAATTTCAATTTTATTATCTTCAGATTTAACAATATTAAACTCTGTCACTAATAATGTAGGATTATCCTTAGAATCTCTTATAATTATTTTATAATTTACAGTAAAAAATTTACTTGATTGTTCTATAATAAATTCACTAAAATTCTTCATATTCTATATATAAAAATAAAAACCCTTCTTTTTATGAAGGGTTTTTATTATATGTTATATTTTTTTGAATCCATTTTTATTTTTATTTCTTTTTCATATTTATCTAAAATTTCTGGATGAACATCTGATAATCCATTATCATCATCTAAGAACACTTTATAAAAACCATCAAAATCGTTATTTATCAAATCTTCTTGAAATTTATATAAAGTCTCACTTGCAGCATCAACATGTAAAAATGATAATTTATCATTTAACAATTGTAATTTTGATTCTAATTTTATAATTTCACTATTTATATAAGCATATTCTTTAAGTTTTTTTAATCCTTTATCATTTGCTAATTTAACTACATTATCATTAGAATATGTAAAATTTTTATATTCATCTAATTTTGTAATATCTGAAACGGTATCAATCCAATCAAATATATCATTATCTATTGATCCATTAAAATCATCTATAAAATCATTAACTTTCTTTGATAAATGTGGTGACAATACACTACTTTCATTAAATCTATCAATCTTCATGTTATTGGTTTTGTTTATAATAAAAATCGTTTCTCATACCATTTGGTACTTCATTATCAACTTCTTCTATATCAGAATTCTTATCAAATTTATCTACTTTTTTCATCCAATTATCAACATCATTAACTAGGAAATTTTCCATTATATCTCTATATTTATTGAAAAGGATTTCATTAACATTAAATTCTCGTTGTTCAATAAAAATATGAGAATCAGATTGCTCACTATCAAATACTTCAATTGGAAAGCCATTTTCATCATTAAAGAATGGAGTTGCTTTTACTACAACATCGTCTGTATCATTTACAAACTTAAATATACCATCTGAAGGTTCATAATCAAATTCAAAGTCTCCGAATTTCTTATTTTCATTTAATTTTTTAGAAAAATAATTAAGTATTTCAGCTTTATTTTGAGTATCAACATTTGAGTCTTTAATTTCTTCAAATAAAACAAAGTCAGAACCAACTTTAATTTTTTTAAGATTGTTTATTTGCTCGTTTAGCCAATTCATATCAAAATTTCTATGAACATTTGCTTTAACAGTTTCTAATGTAAAGGTTCTTTCTTTAATTCTTACATCATCTATTAAATTTTTAATTTTTTCAACTAATTCTTCTTTACCTGTGATATCAATATTTGAATCTAATGATTTCTCATTTGTAAATTTAAGAAAAATAGAATTTTCTATAATAGAATATATCTCATTCCTTAATGAATCTTTTAATTCATATTTTGTTTTTACATCTTCATTTAATAAACTAAATTTTTTCATTTTTATATTTTATTTTTTTATTGATTATAAAGTTAATATCGTTAATAATTAAATATTATTTTCGTGCCAAACTCTAATCATATCGGTTATATAAGGAATAAAATCCGGATCAGATTCTTCAACTTCATCAATATCCATTTTACAAGCATCTAAAACATTTTTAACCAACTCAGTTAAACTATCTTCTTTTTCATTTGTCGGTATTGGTGGATTACTTGTATCTAATTTATCATTAGGTTGATATCCTTGAAATTTAGAATCTAATTCTTCAAATTTTTTTAATTTTTTCATTTTAATTTTTAATTTTATCTGTATGTATATCCTGATCTATCATTCCAAATAAGTCCTGATAATTTAAGATATGTTGCTCCGTTTATTTCTATTGCTGGATAAGTATTCGCCATAGTTGTGCCT